TAGAGGTGGTAAGGGTATAGCAGTTCTGAGATTCTTGTGATAAGATAATCTAAATAAATCGCAAGACACAGTTCTTTATGTTTGAAGAAGGTTTACACGCAATCGTCAAAGGTGGTGTCGTAGAAAATACCATCATCTTAAAGGAAGGATCATCTTGGAAATGTAGGGATCCTGAGTGTCAAGTCATAAAAGTCACAGAGGATACAGGACTTCCTGTTATTGGACTTGCTTATTCTGATGGTCAGTTTGAGCAACAGAATTTCGATGAAGAACTTCCCAATCACGGTTTCTAAAAATGAAAGCAGTAGTCTACACAAAAGAAAATTGTCAGTGGTGTGATCGAGTAAAATATCTTCTCGGTCATCTGAACTTTGAGTACATCGAGTACAAATACGAAGAAGACTTTACCAAAGAGCAGTTCTATAAAGAGTTTGGTGAGGGTGCTACCTTCCCACAGGTTTCTATCAACAATCAATACATTGGTGGTTGTAAGGATACCCTCCAGTATCTTCAGGAACAGAAACTGCTATAATGGCATAAATAATTTCAAGTTATGGAGGAACATCGCACACTTTAAGCAAAGTGGTTGTTCCATGTGAGGGAGCAACCGAATAGGAAGTTCCAGGAGAACAAAAATGTTAGCAGTCAGCCTTGTTTTTGGAACGTTAGTTGCGTTCATGGCTTTTTTTCTCGGTGGTATGTTAGGGTGGACAGCAAGAGAGTACTTGTTGTATAATTCTACGGAGCAACCTACTCTACACCCAGAGATGTATGACGAGAATGGAAACGTTCTTGCTGATTCATTGATTGCATTTAAATTTACTGATTATGATGACGATTTTGAAGACGACGATTAATTATTTTGGAGTTTAATCATGGCTAAATTACCCCCCAACCCGCTTGTAACTGAAGTATTTCAAAAGGTTTCAAACGCAAAGACAAAAGCAGAAAAGATTGCTATCCTGCAAGAGTACAGATCACCTGCTCTCGTCCATCTTTTCGTTTGGAACTTTGACGAGACTATTGAATCTGCACTGCCTGACGGTGAAGTTCCTTACACCCCCAATGATAATAAAACGGGTGACGGTGTAAGCAGACTGAACAGTCAGTACAGAATTCTCTATAACTTTGTGAAGGGGGGTAATGATGCTCTCAACACCACCCGTAGGGAATCTATGTTTATTCAGCTTCTGGAATCACTTCATCCAGATGAGGCTGAGTGCTTGTGTACTGTAAAGGATAAGCAACTTGGAAAACGTTACAAAATCACCCACAACACAGTTAAAGAAGCCTACCCCGACATCGTTTGGGGATCTCGTGGCTGATATGAAACCTTGGACCGAAGAAGAAATTCTTTGGTGTAAGAAAAAGTATGGATGTCAATTGATTTATCAGAATGCTAATGCTATTCAACTTTCTGATAAATCACTTCCAAATGACTGCCTGAAGGTGACTTATGAAGTCGATGGTGTCATCCTTTATGATCTGACTAGAAGTAGTAAGAGAGTAAAAGTATTTGACATGTATTGGGATAAGTTTCGTGAGGGTCTCAAGAGTATTGACTGGGGTCCTGGTAGGGTCAACCCAAAACTGTGGGGTGCAGAACCCCCGAAATCAAAATCGAAAAAATAATCCAAAATATCGGGAAAAAATTTTCCAGGTATTTTTTGGTCTGTAGGGTTCACTAGGATACAAATAATATAAATAGATGCCCTGTTGACATAAATAGTTTTACGGACTATAATAGTCTTGTCGTTCATCCCCCGTAAGGAGGGACGCAAGTAAGCCGACTCGGAACGGATCGTTCATCCCATGCTATTATTCAGTCTTATTTTTGCTGCTAATGTTAATTCTACACAACTTTTACGTTGTGAAGATTTTGATTGGTTAGCAAATAGACTGGGGAGATCTGAACTGTTTACTCCTTCTGAAAAGATTCAAATCTTAACCAGATGGATAAACTATACAGATCCAAAATGTTTTGATAGAGGGGACGCAAAAGCCGACTGAAGGAACGGGATTCAACATCTCATTTCTTTAGGAGTAATCCAATGTCTAAAGTCGTTTATCGTGGTCAGTCTTACGACACCGTAGAGCGTCGTCAAGCCCAGGCACAGCAGCAGCAACATCCTCAACAGTACAACGAGACCTATCGTGGTATCAAGTATGTTAAGGAGGTAAAATGACACAGAAACTCAATTTCCTTCAACTCATTAAAGAGAAGAAGCAAAAAGAAGATCGTCGTCACAAAGCTGAACTCTGTATGGCAGCAAACTGTCAGGTCGGTAAAAAGTGATTCAACTCATCGCAGGTATCTGCGTTGGGTCTGCATTAGTAATGTTATTGATCTATGGAGAAGTCCTGTTGCTTAAAAAATAATGGAACACTACACGTACCATTATGATGATATGGATAAGGACAATAGACCACCCGCTTGCTATCAATTAACATATAGAGGTTGCAAGTATTGGTCTTGCTATCGTATTCATATGAGAGAATGGCTTGAAAAAGTTCTAGTATTCAGAGGGGGTTAACACCCCTCTTTTTTTTTGCTTTAATACAAAAAACCAAAAAAATCATGGAAAGAGAAAAACTCAAACTCATAGTTAGAAATTTGAAACTTTTGGTTGAAGCTTTAGAGTCGGAAGTATTTTCTGATGTTGAAGCATATCAATATGATGAAATAGCACCACATCTTTCAGATTACGACGAGGTTTTCGACGATGACGATGGATATCCAGACTGATTGGAGATATTCCGATCAAAAGATGAAACTCAGGCAAGAATGTATCAAAATTTTGCTGATTAAGTTTGGTAGTGAACTTAATGAAGATGGTGTATCTAAATACACAAATCAGTCAATCTATGAGTGTGCTCATGACTGGGTTTCTCAAGGAAACATGATTTCACATGGTATAATTAAGTACTACGAGGTGTACTATGCGTCTCAAGGACACAATTCGATTAGCCAAGAAAGCACTTAGGCAACCTTGGTTATATTCTGATGAAGAGCTGTCTTACATGCGTAAAGCAAAGAAAGCAGCAAAGCAGCAATTGAAACAAAAGCACATGAGGAAGAATGACAGTAAAACTGATTCAAGCAACTCCGAATCCTGAAGAAAACATGGCATACATTGCTCGTGTGAGCAATCCTGCCAACCAAGAAAACCCAAATTATGCCAAACTGTTGGGTTATTGTATCAAGCATAATCACTGGTCTGTGTTTGAGCAAAGTTTCATGACTTTGGAGATTGAGACCAATCGTGGTATCGCAGCTCAAATACTGCGCCACCGTTCGTTCACATATCAAGAGTTCTCTCAACGGTATGCTGATTCTTCCTTACTCTCGGAGAAGATCCCTCTTCCAGAACTCCGTCGTCAGGACACCAAGAATCGTCAGAATTCTATTGACGATATTGATGATTGGACTCGGACGAGGTTCGACATGAAGATGACTAGACTCTTCACTCAATCCATGGATTTGTACAAAGAAATGTTGGAAGCAGGAATTGCAAAAGAGTGTGCTCGTTTTGTGCTTCCTCTGGCAACTCCGACCAAAATCTACATGAGTGGTTCATGTCGCTCATGGATCCACTACATTACTCTGCGTTCTGCCAATGGAACACAGAAAGAACATATGGATATTGCTCTGGAGTGCAAAGAGATCTTCAAGGAGGTTTTCCCCTCTGTTGCTGAAGCTCTGGAGTGGGTCTAAATAGGAATTTATGAATAGGTAATGGCAACTTATCCCGTAAAAAACACCGAAACTGGTGAAACTAAAGAAGTAGTCATGAGTGTTCATGACTGGGATCAATGGAGGATTGATAATCCTGAGTGGATTAGAGATTTCTCTGACCCCAGCACCTGTCCTGGTGTCGGAGAAGTGGGAGAGTGGAAAGACAAACTTGTCAACCGCAATCCTGGTTGGAATGATGTGCTTGCTAAGGCACAAAAAGCAGGTGGTAACCGTCAACAATTAAAAATCTAAGTTTCCCTATATGCCCAGAAAGAGAAAGTCGTCTGAAGTTTCACCCGTAGGAGCTGGTTACACAGCAAAGCAAATGAAACGAAGAAAGCCCATCAATCAAGATCTTTTGGTTGATATTGAACCTTTAACAGAAAACCAAAGAAAGTTTTTTGCCGCATACGAAAAAGGTCAAAATTCATTCTTATATGGATGTGCTGGAACAGGTAAAACCTTTATCGCATTATACAATGCTCTGAAAGACGTTCTCAATGAGTACACTCCCTATAACAAGATTTACATCATTCGTTCTCTGGTAGCAACCAGAGAGATTGGTTTCCTCCCTGGTGACCACGAAGATAAATCGGCACTTTACCAGATTCCCTATAAGAATATGGTGAAGTACATGTTCGAGATGCCTACGGATGCTGACTTTGAGATGCTGTACGGCAATCTTAAGGCACAGGAGACGATTAGTTTCTGGTCCACTTCTTTTGTTCGTGGAACCACTTTTGACGATGCGATTCTCATCGTTGATGAGTGTCAGAACTTGAATTTTCATGAACTTGATAGTATAATTACACGAGTGGGTGATAATTCTAAAATTATGTTCTGTGGTGATGCCACCCAAACCGACCTTACCAAGTCCTATGAGAGGAATGGAATCCTTGATTTTATGAAAATCATTGAACAAATGGACTCTTTCAATATTGTCGAATTTGACACTGATGACATTGTTCGTTCTGGTCTGGTCAAAGAATATCTTGTTAAGAAACTGGCACTAGGATTTTAATGTTTAATTTTGTTGATGTTGGTCTCCCTAAACTTGAGAGGGAGACCATTGACGGAGTTCGTTATTACAAACTCCCCACAGAAGAAGAACTCCGACGACTGGTGTCCATTACTTCGGTCACCAGCTTTTATAATAGGCAGATTTTTATTGACTGGAGAAAAAAGGTTGGTGAAGAAAAAGCCAATCAGATCACTAAGGCAGCAACTAGTCGTGGAACTGATATGCACTCTCTTGCCGAGAGTTATCTAAAGAACGAAGATCTCCCTTCCGTTCAACCACTGTCAGAGTATTTGTTTAAGCAAGCAAAACCATATCTTAATAAGATTGATAACATCCAT